GATTTAACATCTGTATCAAGAGCTGCTAAATCCATTTTGATTTTTGTGCCATCAGTTAATTCCATCGTTTTGCTGTCTTTAATGGCATAGGCGGTTGCATAATCTGGATTGGTAAGGATGGTGGACCAACTATCACTGATCGTATCAAAATTCGTTTTTGGATACTCTCCAATCGGGTAAATGCTCGCTGCGATTTCGCTCCAGTTGGTTGCAGACTTGTAAGAACTCAAAAGATCTGCCGGAACATACACACCGCCATCGCCGAACTTTATTTTTGTACCGTTAAGTGCTGAAGTCGCGGACAATGAGCTTCTTACGGTGCTTCTTACAACCAAATGTGTCAGATTCGAGCAGTCTCTAAAGGCATTCGCATTAATAGTGCCGGCAGCGGTTGAAGTCAAGTCCACAACTTCCAGTTTCTTTGCATCTTGAAATGCATTTGCCTCAATCACCGGCGCGGACACTACGGCTCTCTCTAGATTCGGGTGCATGAAGAACGCATAGGTTCCAACTTTATCCAAACTCATGAATTACCAATTCCTTTCTATTTCTATTTATAGAACCTTACAATTACATCAGTTGGTTCAGAATCAGTTACAGGATACACTAGACATACAAAATACAAATTATTACCAGGCGTAAATTCGAAACGAATAGATCCTGTTTCCGTTTCAGTAGGTGGTATCATCGTATATACACTGTTATCCAAACTTCTAATTTGCCCATTGCATGTAAATGTAGACGGACTAACAATCATCCTTGCTTCAGTTGCATCACTAGGAACTGGTATTGGATAATACGACGTTTGCGTTATAGGATCGCTTTCAGTAGGCCTTAGATTAAACGGGACAACACCATGATCGACATTTACAACACGTCTTTGTCTGCGACCCTCATTGTCTCTTACGATTGTTGGTATACCGTTAATAGTACTTATAGCGCCAATAACAAGCGGCGATAATGTCCCATCAGAAATCTTTAATTCCTGAATAATAGTAGGCGTTGAGATGTATTCAGTCATAGTACGGGATAGGAACTGAATAGTCAAAGCTCTCATATCCTGGAATTTCGCGGTATAGGTTGTATCTATTGTAATAGGTCCGAGTGCAGGCTCCCATCCAACGAACTCAAACTCTGTACTGTTGCCCTGGGTCGTGGTCGGTGTAGATCCGCCATAGACAGGCGTCGTATTCTCGGCAAAGCGTCCGGTCCATAGAGTTCCACCACCGTCATCGCTTGACCGCACAAAGGTTGCGGTATACATCGGAATATAAGTTGCGGTATATACAGTATTGTCGGTAATCGGACCAACTTCCGGCGTCCATCCCGTAGAAGCTACACCATCCTGAGTCGGAATCGCTCCATTGTAAGTCGGAGTTGTTCCGTATGGCACATTTGTGTCTGTCTCGAGAACTGTACCATTGGCATTCTTCCACGTGACGGTATAAGTATTTACGACACTGGTATATGCAGCATACACACTTCTGTTCGCTGTTACGGCATTCCTCGCGGCGCTCTCAGCACTTCCATTTTGAACTGTACTCCAACCTGCAAACGTGTAGGTATACTGCGCTGTCGCGGTTCTTGCAGGGGTGCCACTCCATATGCCATTTCCACCATCGACAATTGTCTCTGTATGCAGAATCTCACTGCCATCGTAGTTATAGTACGTAAGCAGCGTAGTCGTATGATCGGCTGTCGGATTAATATAAGGATACCGTGCCTTCAGCTCCGTAATCTGATCACCGCTCAGCTGATCGACGTGAACTTCTCCGCTGACAAGAGCTTTTGTTTCATCATGGTAGATCCATTCACCGGTCGTCGGGTTCTTTTCCCGTGTCACGCCGGACATGGTGTCCAAAAGATCATAAAAGTCATCAATTGCGGCTTTGTTAGTCAATTCCAGATACAGCCCCTGAATATTGACCTGGGAATTTGCCGGAATATCCTCAAGAATATCAACCAACGGAACAACAGTCGTATCAATATTTGAGAGCATCAGCCTTGAAATATTCGTGTAATCCGGAAGCACAAACTCATTCAGCTTCGTAAGATTCAGAAGCGTCAGGGTCGTAATGGTTCCCGGAAGATGCAGTTTCTCGATAACGCAGCCGTCTGCCAGGTCGACGCCGGTCATGATTGTGCCGTCGAAATAAGCTTCGACCAGTCTCGGAGAATTCTCAAGGTTCAGCGTAATGCCAAGCCTCGGACAATTCCGAACATCCAGATACTCAAGAAGCGGACTGTTCTGAACATTTAGTGTCGTCAGGTTTGCGTTGGAATACCCAGCAGTCCCGTCACCGATTTTCAGTCTCCTTAGCAGAGTTGCCTTTGAAAAGTCGCATTCGTTCGGATAAAACACGCTCAGATCCGAAATATCAGTAACAAGATTCCCTGAATGAATCCAGGTTTCCATTTCCGTAACACCGGTCGGAACTACGTATGGAAACGAAGCTTCTTCTCCGGCGTCTACTCGGATCATCACCGGGGTTGTGCCGCCGCCGAAACTGACTGCTGCATAACCGGGAATTGCCATTTTGTATTTCAGAACACCGGCGTTGAAAAGTCGAAGGTTAATAACGTTCGCCGATGCATTTCCGGTGTCGTACTTACTGTCGAGATAGCGGAAGCGGTTATAAAGCCACCATTTGCGTTGCTCTTCCTTGCTTCCCTGCAGCATGGTGAGATACCGGTCGGTTCGAATCAGCCTTCCGGTCTCCTCATCCACGGTGACAGGATCAACCAATGGCGTAATATACTTAACATAGGCATCCTCATTGAAAATCGCTTCCGGCCAATAAGCTTGATGATCCTCGAAGCGCTTCTCAATAGCGTCATAAGTCCAGGCACCCGTACGAAGATCACGGTACATCTGGGTCAGTTCGCCTCGAAAAGCATCGCGGAGGTTATTCCAGAAGACTGAATCCTGCGCGTTGTACACAGGTGCATTCGATCCTCCGGAGTCCCCTCCGCTGATCACACTGTCGACAGTGTCCGTATCCTCCAGATAAGGAGAAAACATCAGAACGCCGGAGTTGTTGGTGCCGTTCGCAGTATCCATATCGTACGGCTCAAATACTGCCCGGCGATCCATTTTACGATCTGAATCCGCCATTTTGATTTTCCTCCTTATGAAATTTCACTGCCGTCGAAGCCGACGAACATGTTCTTTGCACGGCTGTCGATCATCAGGAACAGCTCAGTAAACAGATAATAAAAGACTGCGCTGTCGATTTCCACATAATCGCTCAGTTCTGCTCTGAACTTTGAGAGTCGATACGCAGCCGTATCTTTTGTAAATATAACGATCTTTCTTCCCGTAGCCACACCATCAACCATTTCATCGGTAACCGTGAAACTGTCATCAGTTGCGGTGTAGGGACTGATTGTAGCATCGGATGGAAGAATATAAGTAACAGAAGCCGGCAGAGCCGAATTTGTTGCTGCTTCTCGCCAGGTTGATTTTACCCAACTGAGAAATTCCTTAAGCTTCGAGTAGTCTCTCCACTCATCACTCGGGAATCTGGCCTCAAAGTCGTCATACCAAGTCGGATAGGAAGTCTGAGTCAAAGCGTCATACGACATGGATGTAAAATCGTCATCCTGAAACTTCACGTTTGCCGAGTTGTTTCGTTCCCATTCCCAGCTTTCCATGTTGCCGGAATATCCATAAGGAGTCGGTGCACGTTTCGGCAGGTTGAAGTTGTACTTGCCGAGAAATGTCGTCGTCTGATCATCCGGATTATACCAGAACACCACAATCGGATATCCCTCAATGCCGTATCGCACCTTATCGTTTGCCCTCATAGCAGGAGTACGGTAGGGGCAAGTGTCGTTATAGAACATCGTGAGTTCCGTGTTGTTGGCTCCTTCGCTTGAGGCCACATCCGCTTTCAGAACAAAACGGTTAAACGGAATCGAATCCTCCTGAAGCTTGTAATTCGGAACAACACCATTACTCATGATAAAGCCGCCCTTAAACTGCAGGTCGTAGTTCTTCCGATAGTAAATCGCCGAACTTGTACCCTGCACGTTAATCTGGCAGCCCTCAAACGTAAACGACTTTGAAGTATCTCCCGGAACAACATAGGAACCGGAAATTGTCTTCTTGTCTCCCTTATACTGCGGAAGCTCTTTCGCATTCAGAACGAAATACGGGAGATTGGACGGGAGATTCGCAGCGATAATTTCCGCGGCATCATTATAAACCTGATTGTGCTGATACCGCTGGATCATCAGATCGCCGATTTGAGTATCCGCAATCCAGTTGTCCAGAATCTGCTGACGGTTCAGACTGTTGTCATAGACTCGAATGTTATAAATATCAATTCCGCAGTCATTCGAACCGATGCTGATGTCGACAGGACTCAGCTGACTGAAACGTTCACCCGATGCGTACTGAATCGCTCTGGACATAATTCCATTAATGTACATCAGAATCAGTCGGTTCTCCAGCTGCTTTTCAATGACGATCGAAAGCCTTACATGCTCATTGTCCTTGTAAAGAGTGCTTAGATTGTTCTGTGCGCCTCGGAACTCCACGCTCTGAGGAGTAATCTTCAGGCCGACATTTCCGGACATACAGCTCAGAATCGTCGCGCTGTAATCTGCTACCTGCCTGGTTGCAAACTCAATCTCGATCGTCTTTCCATTTGCTTTGAAGTCCGTCTCGAACATTTTGTACGGGATCGTGATTCTTGCATCATCGGAAAGCCGCATGACAGTAATACCGTCTTCGTCCGCCTGCCAGCCATCCAGAACCCAGTTAAAGTTCTGAAGCTGAGCCGTAATGGTCTCATGCGTTGACGGATTCTCGTAGCTCCAGACGTTTCGGGTCTCTTCGCCATTGGATCGACCTGCAGCATTCAAATATAACACGAGATCTTCCGTTTCGGCCTCGACATCTACCTCAACTTCATTAACGTGGAAAGAAATCGGCTTGGTCTGCGTACCGGCTTTGATTTCAAACCGAATATCACCGGCCTCAAGCGCACGATACGTATAGCGCTGTTCGGTACGGTCAACATTCTGCGTGGAAATCAGCTGATCGTTTACATACAGACTGACGTCGCAGTGATCGTTCAGAGGATCATAAACTCTGTATGGAATAATAACCGAAGAATACTGCTGAACTTCAGTCAGGCCAAAGGAACTCGCAATAACAACCGTATTGTTTCCTTCTTCGATTGAGATGAACTCGAAATATAACTCGTTGCTTCGGACCTGCTCGCCGTTAATCTCGCAGTCGAAATATACTCTGAGCGTATGAGCTCCATGAGACTGTGCCGGAATCTGATAGGTTACCTGTCGCTGCGTAACCGAAGTCTCCTGCGTTCCGATCTCTGTCCCATCCAATATAAAATGAACGGTCTTCGGAAGCGAACCAACCGGAGTATACGGAAAGTCAATCCGTCCGGTATAAGGAACGCTGGTATCAAAAGACGAAGAGATCGAAATTGACGTGACCATGATCGAGAAGGCGAACGTCTTTTTATTGGAGTAAATATCAGTCAGCGTCAGAATGCAGGAGTTCAGACCGGCGCTGCAATATTTTGCAAGGTCGATTCGAACAACACCCTGATCCACCTGAAGTGTCGCCTTAATCGCATTGTTTACGCTTACGCTGATATGCCCCGGACCTGTCGGGATTTCATCTTCAATCGAACTCCAGGTGATTGACGCGAAGCATTCGGAGTCCGAAGCAATTGTCTTGGACATCCATCCGCTGGAGTTCGTCGCTGTAAATTTGGCGTTGGTAGTGCTTCCGCCGCCACCTCCGCCTCCTCCCCCGCCGCCTGAGAACGGACCAAGGGGACCGACGACATCTTCACTGTTTGAGGTCAAATATAAAAAGCCGTCTTCTGTAACATAAGCGCCGTCAACCTTTCGAATTGTGGCAAGCTCAAGGTCCGTAACCCGAACTTTCAGATCCTGAACATCTGCAGACAGTGCAAAGATTCCCTGCGCATTGCGAAGGAATTCTTCCACAATATCCGTATTCGCTTCAATATCCTCGCGGATCGCGTCATTGGTTTCAAGACCCTGAACCACGGGGAGTGAGTGAATTGCCGTATTGTACTCCCGAAGGACTTCTCCGGATTCGGAATCAAAAAGCTTCGCGCATACGATAAAACGCACATCGCCGACATAAAGACAGGCGTGACGCTGTACTGTCCAGGAGAAGGTAATTTCATCCTCGCCGACTTCTTTGTCAATCACGAGGTAGACATCGCCTTCCCCTGCCGCATTCATATAATTTACTCGGAAATCAAAGTCACTGAGGTCAATTGTATTGCAGTACCGCGGGCAGCGAAAGTGAAGTATGTTGACATTTTCATCGCTGGTAACGCCCAACAGTTGCTTCTTGGACGGAATCGTGATCCGTCTGAAATCGTGGTCGATAGTCAGCCACTCAGTTGTATCTTCGCTGTTTTCGCCGACGACGGAGGCCGACTGAAATAGCTCATCCATTCTTTTCTTCCTCCTGCCCAGGGTTTATTGTTAAAGCATGTCCTTAATCAGGTCATACGTATCGTTGGTTAGAATCTGCTTGGCTTTCAGAATATCCAGCAGTGCGACAATCGCAGATGGATTCGGAACGTCGAGATTCTCGAGAGTCTCCTTGTCCGTATCAGTAAAGTCATTGGTGGAAAGCCCCTTTGAAGGATCGTTGAGCCTCTCCACAACCGCCTTATCCGCATCGGTGTAGTCATTCGTTGAGAGTGATTTTGTGGAATCATTGAGCCTTGTAACAACCGCTTTGTCCGAATTCGTGTAATCGTTTGTCGAGAGACCTTTTCCTTGAACCGCATCGACAAGACCGTAATATGCGCCATTATGGTCTCCGGTCATGGTGACGCCATTGATGGATGGTAAGGCCGATTCAACCGCGGTATTGACAATCGTCTGAATATCGCTCTGAACGTCTTCGACCGCTTCTGCAGCGGCGTCAGATGCAGCAGTTGAAGCAGCTGACGTGGTATTGTTGTAGATTGTCTGAATATCACTCTTCAGCGTCTCAATCTGTGTTTTGATGGCCTGCATATCGGTCAGCGTTGATTCAACATTATTGGCGGCAGCAAGTAGATCATCCGTTTTATCAATAACGTTGACCAGCTCGCGGATCTTTGATTGTGAAACAATCGTGTCTTTATCCAGAGCAGCACGTTCAACGTGGATGATGAAATTAGACGAAGAAAGCTCTTTATCGTCCTTAGTTAAAACGATTTCAAATATATTATCTCCAGGAACCGCGGTCATCTGTTGATCACCAATTACGGCTACTCTATTTTCGTTGAGTGTTGCGGAAGCACTATAGCCATTGCCATCTGTTTTTGTTCCACGTATAGTTGCTGTGGTACCACTTGCAATAACCAGGTCTCCACCGGTAGCATAAAGGTCGAAATATAACGTAAAAGAACTATCATATTGGCTCAAATATACGATTGGAGGATAATCGCCATGCGTAATATTAATTGGTATCGTATAGTAGATCATTAGTATTCCTCCATTTATGCCATAGCCTCAATAACAAATTTTATTCGTTGGATAGTGAGTTGTTCAGTATTCTTATTATCATAGTTACAAAAGCTAAAAGCAACTATATATTCGCCGGGTACTGATGTGATAAGCTTTCCTATTCCATTAAGTCTACCATCCAATGTTATCGTCCAAACAAGACCTTCGCCATAGTAATTGGTATTTGTTGTAGGAACTTTTAATAAATTCAATGGAATTCCATTTGGTAAAATTCCTCTTAAACACGTATTATTCAACGATATCCCGGTTGTATCGATGGTTCCGTATTTGGTCTTGACACGAAATGTAAATTTAAAATTTATATCGCCTTGGCTCAGTTTAATAATCAGCGGCTTTTCTTTTGTACAGAAATCTAATTCATAAGTCTTGCTGAGAAGCCCTTTTTCATCTGGAGATTGAACGGTTATTTGAAATGGCATACTTGCAACAACTGAATTATTTGCATCCATGAAAATAACAGAATATTTTGTTGAACCAATTTGACTTGAAAATCGCGAATCAAACGGAATATCAACATAATAATGATGACGGTCTGGAAGATTTGTTCCATACGGATAGTAATTGGCTTCTGTTGTTTCAAAATTGTCTGTAATAAATGTCGTTTTATCTGGAAAATAACCGTTCATTTTGCAATATTTAAATTCCCAAGTGGATGGCTCTGGAGAACTATAAGTATAATCATAATAGGACAGTCTTAATGAAAATTCAGAAAACTGATTAACAGTAATGGTTTCACTTGAAGAAGGATAAATATTCGCTGGATTATACGCTTCGCCTCCGCGCAAAGTACTCCATACTTCATATCGTATTGGCATTTCTATCTTCCTTTTTTATACTCACTATCCCAGAATGACCATAATCCACTAGCCATTGTTCTTCCAAGCTCAATTTGATTAATACGTTCCCGTAACGTATCATACTCCAGGCTATTTACTCTCGAGTCAACATTAATCCCGAATTTAACAAAATGAACATGAACGATATCGTATAAACAAATATTCCGATCAATATGTGCGGCGTCAACTGATATGCTGATGTTTGGAACCCCATATTTTTTTGTTGCTATTAATTTTCGACCTTGATTATCAACTTCTGCCTTAGTCGGAATATAATCAACGCCAGGATTTCCAGAGGTCCATATATCAAGATCTAAAATATCACTATTTTTTGTATCAGAAAAAACAGAAGTTACATCAACTGGAAGGATCCTTTGTCGCTCAAAGTTCCCTTCTGCATATTGAATGTCACCTAGTACAACACTTTCGGGCGCCCTAGTTACAGTATTTCCGTCAAGAGATTTGTCTTTTCCTTTATAATATGGAATAATACCAGTATATACTTCAAGATTATTCTCTTCTTGACGCAAATCTATCAGATCTATTCCGTAATATATATTGAAATTATTGTATCCGCTCTGAGTAGGATTATCTGTGAAATATAGATTGAAGTTATTGAACCGACAAACTCCACCGAAAACATCGATAAGCCCGCCACTGCCAAATAGAGCGCTTCGCAAACTCATAGGATGATCGATAATCACATGAGATCCGTACGGATATCCTCTTGAATCATACACGGCTCCAGTTACCGAAAAATTATTAGTACCATACAGAATATAATCACTATTTTTTATATCGTTAATCAAATACCTAGGATCTGTATAAGCCGAATGTGTACATTTTCCTATAAAGTCTGTGTAGTATGCAGCATAAGGAAAAAATATTATGTCATTAAGATCATAGCTAATATGGTGGCATTTAACAGTTATTATGTTATTAATATTTTTTTCATAGCCATAAATTCTAAAAGCTTGATTGGGATCTCTTGGATTTGATTTAGCAAGAATAATGCGATTTATCTTTAGCTCAGAAAGCATTTTTCCATCTAAAGGATATTCAAGATCAAGCTCATAGCTTCCGTCATCTGCAGATTTTACAATGCATGAAATAGTATCGTATAATTCGCCAAGCCCAAGTCCATCAAAAGATGTCGCATCATATTCAAATAGTATAGGTATCATCAATAATCAACCTTTTCAAATAGTCCACCAGTTCGGTATTATTTTTATCGAACTCATGTTTCCGTCCCAAGTAATTGTCGTTTCTTTTCCAAGTTTAAGATCTTCAAAATTTCCTTCAAACGAATTAGTAGGAATATTGAAGTTTTTTACATCTATAATATTTCCCCTAGAATCATTATAATAATACTGTGGTTTAATATTAAAGGATCTTGTAACGCCATTTTCTGTAAGCATAATTTTAATATTGTTGCGAGTACTGTAATTAGAAAAATCATAAATGGGGCATGCTTTAAAATCAGTTGGATTATACAAAGTCTGTCCATTTAAAACTTCTATAGCTTTTTCACCAGATTTATAATAACGTTCTGGCTGGCAATTAAAAGTTAATTTACCTCTACCATATTCATGAAAGTAGCTCAAGAATTCATGAGCATTATTAACATACGCTTTTCTATAAAAATCTGGCGTATATGAATCTTCGAGTCTCTGATATCCGGAGCAAGCTAAAAGCCAGGAGGCTATTTGTGGAATTACCGCATTTAGCCCCCCTTTATCTTTTGCATCAAAGAACACATCATATGACTGATCATAATTTGCAAAGGCACCTTCATCAAGAACCATCGTGCCATTTCTACCTGGAATTTCATATGTAATTATCTTTTTTTCTGGAAATACAATAGATGGGTAATGTTCCACAATAACGCCAAAGTCATCACTACATTTGCCGTTAAATACGATCATACTCCTGTCGCCGCCCTTCTAACTTGCATCTTTTCAGAAATCCTGTACATTACCTTATCCGCCAGAGCTTTCTCATCCATTCCGGCTGACGGGTATACGTTTACGGTGATTCCATTTTGAACGCCGCCATTATCTGACGTAAAGTTCGATTCAATGGTTCCCTGTCTAGCTGCTCGATCGCTTGCAGAAATTCTTCCGGCTGCGGCCATCGCATACGATCCGGTCGCATCAAACATACTGCTGAACTCATCCGCCGCGGCATCGATGTTTGTCATATCCATCACCGGCGTAATGGTCGGAGACAGATCTTCATTCATCAACGAGGAAATGGCCATCAGAAGCGGACTCATTACTGCATCGACGCCGGAGTTTACGTTAGAACTTCCATCAGAAAGTCCATTCGCAAATCCCATGGCGGTAAACTTTCCAATTTCTGCCATAACTTTAGACGGAGAATTAATTCCAAGAGAACTTCTCACACCCGAAGAAAATGCTTCGCCAGCAGCTTTACCTGCGCCATTGAACAAAGAAGTCTGATAATTATACATATCCTTGAAACCAGAAATAGCATAATCATAAGGTTTACCTTGATGGATTCCGCCAACAGTTTTAATATTAGAAGCCATCGTATTTGACACGTTTGCGGCCGCGGCAAGAGCATTTGCAGCTTCTTGAACAGCAGCAACCTGAGACCAAAGACCGTTTGCAAGATTCTGGCCAATGGACGCTCCATAACTATACGCACTTGACGCAGCACTCGACAAATCGTTAAGCATTCCGTTTATAATACTACTCAGATCTTCATCAAACCCGCGCAATATTTCAAGAATACTATCACACTCCGACTGAACCTCTTGAATGGTAAGCGTTGCATATAGTATAACGTTTGTGTATATCGTGATGAGGGTTGTGGTAATACTGGAAAGTATATCTTCAGTAGTAGAATCAAGACTCATCAATCCAACGCCGATCATCATGATGCGATTTCCGCCATCGTCCGGAATCAGCGCGACCGCAAGCGCAATCTGCGTAATACCAGCCGCAAGACTGCTGTAATCAGGCGTTTTGGTGAACAAATTGCTGAAGAAATCTCCTGTCAGAGCTTTGATTGCATCCGCCAATGCGGTAGCTGTGCCCCGAAGCCACTCAGGATCAAGGCCTTCAAAAGCCCTGAACCCTGTCGCTAGAGTTGGAAGCGCTTCTCCAAGTTTCACAAGAGCCGGAGTTCCATCGAGGATAGAAGCAAATCCGACGCCGGCGATTGACTTAATTGAAGTTCCAAGAGCATTTCCGACAGAAATAATTGTATCTGAATTCAACGAATCAAATTCCTTAAATCCGGTCGCAAGTGTCGGAAGTTGCTCGGCGAAACTTCCCATCAGATCCATTCCATTGCCAAGGAGTGAAATAATGTTTGTAGCAAACATTGATACAATTGCATCATATAATGCCTGGCCGGCTTTCACCAGGCTGTCTCCGGTCACGCCATCGAAAGACATAATGGCATCCGCAAGTCCCGGCAACTGTGATGCAAAACTCCCGATCAGATCCATTCCATCGCCAAGCAACGAGATGACATCTACGGCAAACATCGCCAGAATAGCTTCTGCCAGAGCGACAGCAGCTTTGCCCATCCCCTCCCAGCTTACGTCACGGAACGAATCAATCCCTGTTGCCAGGCTTGGGAGTGATTCTGCAAAGTCTAAAAGCAGAGACATGCCATTCCCAAGAAGTGAAATCACATTGACCGCAAACATCGCCAGAATAGCTTCGGCAAGAATAGCCGCAGCTTTTCCTATAGTTCCCCAGGCAACATTCGCAAACGCGTTCAGCCCATCCGCAAGAGGAGGAAGTGCTTTAGAAAATACAATTAATGCCGGCGTGCCAATCATTAATCCGACAGCGCCAACCATTAAGAAAACACCGGCAAGACCGATGGCTGCAAGGCCAAGTGCAAGTTTAGCCATTGTAGCAAGACTGATGCCATTCATGGCTTCTATCCCTTTTGCCAAAGAGGGCAAAGCCAGCCCAAGCAACGCAAGACCCGCTGCACCAAGTATGAGGCCAAACGCCCCGGTACCGAGTACCGAACCACCGATCCCGAGCGGGATAAAAGCCAATCCAAGGAGTGTAAGACCGGCAGCTATTTTGACAACATCAAGACCCCGCAGAAGACTTAATGCGAACGCCAGAGGAATCATTGCGGCGAACCCGATAAGACCGAGACCCGCAACGATACCGCCAACGCCAAGAACAAGCATTGCAGCACCGATAAGAGCAAGCCCGGCAGCAATTCTGGGTAGATCCCTTTTAACGGGTTTCAGTATTCTTAATGCCACTGCCATAATCGCAAGCCCTGCCGCAGCAAGTAAGATTCCAACGCCGAGAATAGCCAAAGCACCGGCGGCAACAAGCGCCAGCGGACCAACAAGCGATAGGAGCATCAAGGCTGCTACCATCACAATCAATGTGCCAGCAAGCATAAGAAGTCCTTTAGCCAGAGCTTCGCCAGGAATCAACGCCAGTACCAAAAGCGCTGCAGTCAACGCGATGATAGCTACGCTGACGATGAGAATAGCACCTGCGGCAATCAAAAGCTTTGGGCCAACAAGAGACAGAAGCGCGAGTGCACCGCCAACAATAATCAATGTGAAGGCAAGCGCCAAAATTCCATTTTGAAGTTTATCGAACGGAATAAATGACAGTGCTGCCAATGCCGCAGTTAAAATCAATATTCCGAAAGCCATCATAAAGAGCGCAGCGCCGGCAGCAAGCATTCGTTTTCCTCTCGCGAATTCACTGAATGCAATCAGAGCCAATGTAACCGCCGCAAGGACAATAATAACCGCAATAACAGCAACCAGAAGCCCGGCTGGGTCAAGTTTTGACAGGACTTTAAGTGCCGCCGACATGATGAGCATGGCAATCGCAAGGAGTAAAATACTTATAGCAACGCTCTTTAATTCATCAGCGACGCCTTCTTCAAGATCCATCTTGTCCAGAACATAAAGCGCCCCTACCATAAGCAGCAGTCCGACTGTAATTGCAAGCATGGACGTTGCTAACGACATTGGATCAAGCAACGAAAGGAGAAACAGTGATCCGGCAAGCAAAGCAATACCGATTGCAACATTCTTCACGGCTTCCGCTTTTTCGTTTTCAGCGAAATTCTCAATTGCCTCACTGACGCTGTCAAGCATTCCGGTAATGCTCTCGCTGGTTGATTCAAGAAATTCTTTTACGGATCCAATCAGACTCTTTTTTCCATTGAAAATATCATAAAGTTTCTTTGCGATAAGCGCTAATAAGCCGAGTCCGCCTCCGGTTTTAAGAACGGTTCCTGCATCTACGCCCTGAAGTCCATCTTTAATAACGTCAAATGCCTTTTTACCCCATTCGAAAACACCCTTAAGAGCATTTGAAATTGTTTCAAATGGGTTGCCGGAAGTAAAGAAACCGATGATGCTCGAAACAATATTAAAGATTCCGCCCAAAGCATTCGAAACGCTGTCGAGCATGTTATTATCTACGATATAGTTCGAAATCTGAATGATGGCGTTCATGATGCCGTCAAAAAGATCGAACAGCTTACTTCCAGCTTGAGACGCAACGCCAAGCCCCTGGGGAAATATAGTAAACAATAATGTTCTTGCTGCATAAGACACAACCTGAAGAACACTTTGAATAGCCTTAAATGCCAAGGCCAAGCTATTTCCAATCTTGCCGAACACGCCGTCCTTCTTTAAATGATCACGAATATCAGCAAGAAGGCTTCCAAATCGCCCAATGTCAGTAGCAATCTGCGTAATCCAGTTGCTTGCGGATTCTGCTTCTGTCTCAGATCCAACAAATGCCGAAACGACCCCGCTTATCGCATCTTTTACGATACCTAATACCGTAGATAAAGCATAAAGTGTGGAATTAACAAGCAGTACAACGCTGTCGCTTTCAATGATAGCATTTAAAAAATCTCGAACTTTGGAAATTGCTGCCCCAATGACCGCAATGGCATCGCTTGTATCGCGAAGAGAATCTTTTGACCCCCATGCCAGATAATCGAAGAATGCCTTTGCGGCAATTCCAACGATATCAAGAACATCTCCAAATATTCCAACCACATCAGCAAGCAGAACCATAGCATTATGAACAATTTTAACAGACTTCGCATTACTCGTCAGCGTAGTTAGAAAACGCCCGATGCTGTACAGAATATCAAGAAACGATTCGATCCGAAACTTTTCTACTTCGGGCTCAATGTCGTCTTTTATAAAAGAAATCACTTCTTTGAATCCGGAGATAACTAAATCCAGTACAGAAGCAATTCCTCTGGCCAGCTTGCTTAAAGCGATTACAGTCTGATCATTTCGCATGAAGTTATTAAAACGATTCATGGAATCAGAAAACGCGCTGCTTAACTGGGAAGCAATAAGTGCTAAATCTCTTGGCCACTTAAGCTTATTTCCATTGTAGGTAAACAACGGATCAAGAACGTCGCGGATCGCTTTACCGACCAAAACGAATGGAACTCTTAATGCCAAAAGCGTTGAATGCAATCCGGAAAAGACCTTCTCGATAACATTGAAACGCTCAACATAACCGGTAAAACGCAGCAGATCTTCCGAAAAGAACTTAAACGATCTCGTTGCTTTGATGAGCATCAGCGTAAGCGAATGGATATCATCACCTTTTGAGCCAAATATCACTTTAAGAAGTCCGCCACGGGTCAGATTTGTAAGTTTTGTAATAACCTCAAAAACATTCTCCAGCGCTTCCATCAGCGTTTGATAGCCGCCGACTTTTGCATTATGCCATCGCTCAAGTACTTCATTCCGCATCTCAGCACCGGCTGCAAACATCTCCCAGAAAACATCCGTAAGATTCGTCCAAAGTACTTTTGCTTCTTCATAGTTACCGAAAATATGTTCAAATGTCGTAAGCCAACCGGAACTGACCGCATCCTTGGTAGCCTCAATCGCTTCAGTAAAGGACTTTGCTTCCTGAGCAGACTGGGCGGCTTTCACAGCTACTTCGCCGTATTTTGAAGCCAGCGCCTGATAAGCCTCTGTGGCATTTCGATACACTCCGGCATCAATCAAACGCTTTGCTTCCATCGTCATCTCGGCAAACTTTCCAAAAGCGCCTTCCATGACTGCCGTATCAGCCCACTTTTTAGACAAAGTCTGGTTGAAATTCGCAACCGTAACTTCGCCCTCTTTAATCTTCCCCTGGGCGATCGCGACATCAATGAATGCCTGCTTCAATTCTTTTGAAGCGACGCCCGCAAGTTCCAGCGACTTCCAGTCCATCAGCTGTAAAGCTCCAGCGCCATAAGACTGGTTCAGGTTATAAACAACGCGGCTGAATTCAGAAGCGCCTTTACCGGCATAAGCAACTGCATTGCCAACACCCATCAGAAGCGGAATCAGGTTTTCGACCTTGCCTCCAGTAGAAGTCATCTGGCCCAAAGCCGAAGTCATATCGGTAAAACCAAAGCTTGTTTCATCCGAATACCACATCAGCTGAGACAAATATTCGTTTACCTTATCGATCGAATCGCCGGTCGAGTTCATGATGGTCTGAACCGATGCCGTTTTCTCACCGTATTTTCTCCAGCCTTCAGATACCTGATCAATGGACATGGACTTTCCGACCTGAATCAGTTTATTCGCCGCGTCCATGGCGCCGTCGGCAATCCTTCTGAGAACCTGATCACCAATCGTTCCCATAATCGAGAACTTGCTCGATACCGCCTCAAGGGTATCGGTAAGGAGGCCAACACCTTTTGACCCGCCAAAAGCATTCAACATGCCGTCAAGCTTATCAAGCGTGGACATGGACTGTGCGGCATGCTGTTCAAAACTTTTATTATTAAAACCGAGAGATACAATACGTTCCTCGATGCTGGTCATGATTCGGTGACCTCCTTCCAGGCGGATTTTGCAATAGCATCAAAAATAGGGCGGAGCGCAGGATTAATATAATCTCTCCCCTGCACATATCCACCCGTTCCAGTGCCGTGTCCGTACTGCAGAATAACTGCAATCGGCACGCCATCAACAATGTTTGAGTTTTTCCAGATAAGAACCAGTCCGTTTGTCTCATGGCGAATCACGTATTCCCAGGATTTTGCGGTTTCTCCGGTATCTTTCGGAGTCGCGGAAGACAAAGCTTTAACTCCTTTTTCGCCATACTTTCTAAGGATGGATTCAAGGCGAAGTTTTTTCGATCTTGTAAGAAACTTTCTGGTCTTGCGATAACTTCCACTGACTTTGACCGTAACCATGGTATCTTATCCTCTCGTTCCATGCTGTTTTCGTCTTGCGGCATTCAGCGCATGGTTTCTCTTTGCGATACTGGATGGCGACATCTTCTTGGAAGGCTGCCGCTTGATGCTAGCGACGTTGATCAGAGTAAGGAGATGATTCAGATGCCATTTTTCGCAGGGCTGGAATGGGATCCCAAGCTCTGCCATCCAGTAATAAATAAGTTCATTCGTAATGATTTCCCGACGACCTTTTGCATTCTGACGGCTGAATGTTGTGGCCGTCATTGGATCATTAATATAATTCTCGATGTCCTGACGATTTTTTCTGGTCAGGCACAGAAACACCAACGGATCAACAGGCTTTTGCCCGACGACCATTGATCGGTAATAGTCCGTTACTTCCTCTTTGGTCTTTTTCTTGTCCGTGAGGTAAGCTTTGTGCCATTTTGCCTCCCATTTTGAAAGACTGATCAAAGAATGCTCAAGAACAACCGTTGTCGTCGGGATGTCAATAAAACGATTGTTGGCTTCATCATATAATTCTCGTCCGGGAATCGTAATGGGAATCGGCATGACTAATTTATTCTACAAGGGCCAGACCGATATCGGCCTTTACCTTTTCTTTTCCTTTCTCGTACTGCTCTTCATCCATGTCGGGGAAGATACCGAGCATCATCGGCTCGAGTTCTTTAATCCCCTCTTCGGTGAGAAGCGGCATCAGAATAGCGGCATATGCTTCGGAAGTCTCAAACTCTTCGCTCAGTTGAACGCCATTCTGTTTCTTAATAAACCGGCCGTCTTCGGTTCTCTTTCCATAAGCGGCCAGCAATACCGACTGCAGGAAATTGACATACGGCTTCCAGCTCGCGTCTCCATCCTTAATATCGGTAATCATTTTGCGGTAATAGCCCATCAGCCCTCCATAATCCTCGTATCGGATGTCTAGATTCAGGACTTCGGCTTTTGTAAGATTAAAACGGACAACCTCTTCAACATCGTGTCCGTCAAATCCTTTGTAGGTAATTTTCTTTGCGTACATTTGTTATTCTCCTTTCAATTTTTAAAAAAAGAGGGACTGCCAGCCCCCTTACTGCATGCAGCCCCTCTTGCATAATCGTTAGCTTACGATGCTAAATTATCAGCTGAGAATATAATATGTTTTCTGAGGATCGTAAGTCGAGTCGGAGGTCGGTGTATAGATATAGTTACCCGCTGTTCCAGAGCGCTCATAATATGTCGTTCCGGCCGTAAATTCCGTACCTTCAAATTCTACATATCCTCCGGAAGCAGCCTGCATAATGGATACCACTTCGCTTGGCAGAGGCAGACGCGCTTCGGTATTTTCGGTCCCGTAAAGAACATTCTTGATTGCGGTCATCTGCGCTTCTGTAGCCTTGGTGGAGTTAATCTCCATATGTGCAGTTGCCTTATACTTTGTGCCCTGAATATCAATAGCGACAGGAATCGTATCGATTTCCCAGCTGAACTCGATCGCTTCGGGGCTGTCATTGATGGTCTGATGATCTTCCTCAGACGGAGAAGCGGAAGCGCCCCAGACAAGATGGATAATATAACCGTGATCGTCAAACTCGGTATCGTTGCCAAGCGTGGTTACGCAGCTGAAACCAAAGGGCTTGCGGGGCTGCTGGCCAATCGTGACACCAGCCATAAGAGTCGCTTCGCCGTTGCACTCGGCAAACTCATCAGGGTACGTGTATGCACTGATCGTGCACTTAAAGTTCTCGGTGCTGCGGATGCTGAGATACTTAATATCATCGGCGTAGATGTCGTTCGCTTCAGCGCCATCGGGGGATTCGGTAAAGCCCGTCAGACCGTTCCAGGCAACACCCTTCGGATATGCCTTATTTACCTGAGGATAGAGAACGCCATTTTTAACGCCAGTCTGGTAAAGTCTTTCACCAACCTGATCCCATTTCAGAACAGACATGGTATTTCCTCCTAAAAATAAATCATAAAAACATCGTGGTGAAGATTGTCGGAAACAAAGTGCCGGTCATATCGACAGTTTGAAAAATGCCGCATGACGGTTTGAATCATTTCCGGATCCGGTTCATCACGATTGATGTAAGTTACTTGATACCCTGGGCGAAACAGATAGGTCTTATCGTTTGCCTTGGGCTGATATGAAGTTGTACGTTCCATGATAAAGCATGGATAGTTAATTCCGGTAAACAGGTAAGAAACCCCGTCATCAGTTCCGGCATCTGGTGAGGTCTGAAAATACACTTCATCCGTGCCGAGCAGGTCTTTCAATTCCTGAATCAACAGATCAGACCGTCGCTCCATTATATGCCCCTCCCAGCGTCAGAATAATGCGGGGATACTGCACGGAAACTTCTGTGATCTTCCATGCAGTACCCATCCACTTAACGTATTGAATGGATCCAACGTGACTGCGGGCATACGGATCGGAAAGAATAGAAATCTGCTGTGACGGAGTAATGGTATCATTGACACTTTCGCCGGCCTGGTAACGCAGACTGCGCCGAAGGACATCCCCGGTATATTTGTATTCAACCGGAGTCGTAACTTTTACACCGGGACGCTTCTCCGTTACTTCAGCGAACCCGACCTCTCCGTAAAATTTCACGCAATCACTTCCATTTTGAATTTGTAATTCGGATTTCTGCCGTTCGGCAGTTTAGGAATTTAGATTACGCAACTTCCTCTTCCAGAACGATGAAGCTGTAGATACGAGTGTTCGCGCCAGACACGCGAGTCTCGATCAGGCTCTTCATCTGGTTGAAGTCGATGTCGAAGTCGGTGAAGTGGGTGATCTCGCCGCCCTTGGTGGAACCGATGTTGTAGTCATTCAGGTTACCAATGATTGCCAGCAGACGATAGGTCTTGGCAGAAGCGCCAGAGCCCTCGGTACGAGTCAGGTTCTCGAATTCGGGAACGTTGTAAACACCGCTCACACCAAGCGTAGAGGTGAGTTCGGCCTTATCCTTATACAGACGACGGCCGTTCAGATCCTTGGCGAGCTGGATCTTGTTAAAGAAACGCTGAGTGCAGAACATATCCATGTTGCCGGAACCACGATAATCGATCATGGCGTCAAGGATGGTCTCTTCAACGGCCTGAGCATAAACATAGTTCGTACCGAAGCCCGGATCGTTCTCCGCAGCAGTAGCAGAGACAATCTTGCGAATGGTGAAGATGCCGTTATCAGTCCAGATAGGACGAATGCGCTCTTCATTGATCTTGTCATCGGAAGCTGCGTCGCGTCCGTCACCTACAAGGATCGCACGGGCGAGCTCCTTCTCGAGCTGCATGCGGTCAATCTTGTACTGATACTCGACATAGTCGAAGTCGGTAATATCAACAACGTCGTCGCGGTTCAAAGCACTCTTTGCATAAATGGTCTGAGGCTCTGTAGTACGCTTGGCGACGGTGTAGTTTTCAGCGAGGGTCTTCTCCTTACCCTTCTGGTAACCCTTGGCACGAATGCCTTCGATCTCACGAAGATCAACCTGAGAGGTGCGAATGCGGCTGAACGGGCTTCTGTGAACTTTATTCAGAACAGCCTTAACCCAAGCCTGGTCATTGGTAACGATCTCGGGAGCACCGGGGCGAACATCATGCCACTCTGGGAACAGGGCATCCACACCAGCGGGAGTAGCACCAGCCGGATAAGAAGTGAAACCAGAAACCGGAGCAAGATCGTCATGCTGCAGGCCATTCTCTTCGGCAAACGCAGCAATAGCTTCTTTAAAGCTGCCGTACTTCTTGGCGTCTTCAATGATGTCCATCTCATCAGAGTGGGTAAGGACCGGGCCATAGTAATCTTCGTCAAACACATTGTGCTTCATATCTTCGTCTCCTTCGTCTTCGTCGTCTTCGTCATCGCTGCCGCCTTTCGCGTCTTCCAGCGCCTGACCGATCATGAAATAAACAACTTTCTTCTGCTCTTCCGTCAGTTCGTCAAATACATCCTTAACGGTCTTTTCATTAGCTTCTGCCATTTCTGTTTCCTCCTCGGCGTCTTCCGCCACGTCATCATTTTCTTCTTCGTCTTCCTCGTCATCTTTATCGGCGTGGAAGAGTTCAATCGGCTCTCCGGTATAAACGACAGCTTCGTCGAGGAGATCCTCATAGCTCTCGTCCGGTGTTCCCTCTCCATGAATAAGGATCGGATTGTCAATGTAAGCGCCGGGATTTGCTCCGGCGAGAACAATGCTCACTTCTCGGATCAAACCGTGCAGCACGTCTTTTCCTTCCTGAACAAGGCGGTTGGCATAAATCGACAGCGACACAACGTCTCCATGCTGAACAGCAGATTTAACAAGCTGTGCATTCGGTGTATCGTTAAAGCTGCAATATGCATAAACTCCGTCATTCCGGTTCTCAAGAAGAGCATGACCAAGAATACTTGCTGGATCGTTATGCTGATGCTGATACACCAGAGGAACTGTCTGGCCGTCGTTGTCTTTAAAGGCGTCGCGACGAATGACTCTTCCGTCTGCGCAGAGGAGATCATTCTTTGTCGCCCAACCGCTAAAGTCATACTTATTCGCCATTTTGAATTTGCTCCTTAAAAACAAGATCGTCGCCCACATCAGATCTATCTTCCGGAATTGCATCCAGAGGAACTTCCTGATTGTTGGACGACTGGTTCAGATTCTTATTCCGTAGTTCATCAGCTTTCGGATCTTTCGACGGTTTAAAGCCGATCAGGCCACGAACCTCATTCGAGGAGAGAATCTCATTACGTGTAAATTTATCAGCGATATCGGCGATACTTGACACCGGTACCAACTTAAAGGGATCTCGGAAGAACATGAAAGTCTGCCCTTTTGTTCTGGCAGTCTTTGTTAAGAACTTCCGGTTAAATTCGCCGGTAATTGCGGAAAGAATCGGCTCAATAATGCGGTTATAGTAATTCATCATTGTCTGTTCATTGGCCGTACCATTTAAGATCTCGTTCGTAATACCGAGCTGGCCCATCAGTGTCTCAGTCAGGTATTCGACCTGCTTCATTAAATTGTTGTCCAACGAACGATTTAGCTGAATCACACGCTCAGTTCCATCAGTATAGGCAATGCCATACTTGGAACCGGCCAACTGCATTTCAATGTCTTTACGCCGTTGTTCTGCCTGCGCCCGGCGTGCTTCCGTCTTAATCACATACGGAAGCTGTATAATGAGGTCCAATTTTCCGGCACTACTCTGCTCATCGACATCGTCGAGGAGTCGCAATTTCCGAATTAACCTCTGCATAGTGGAGTTCGGTTCATTCATCACGGAATAGAACGGATTCTCCACAATGGCTACCATTTCTTTTGGAAGAGTTACTTCCTGTCTCTGACCGTTTCGATCATTGTATAATTCAATCGTTACGTGCCGCGGCATCCATTTTTTGATTTTACCGGTTCGCATGGTTTCAACATCATACGATCCGCCTTTGTATGGATTTGTCGTTGTATCAACCGGAACACAGGCAATTACGCCTTCATCCAGCATTGACTGCACAATATCACGAACAAATGCCCTGGACTCCTGATCGATATTAGCCTCTAAGCTGAAGATCGCGTTCAGCCCGGAATCCATAATATCCGAAAATCGGCCGTTGGAATCGGTCTTTACATGACGAATATCAATCGAGGAGCAGTCTGTCGCAATTCGATTGTAGATAGAATTAATGATCGTACGCTCGTTTCCTATTCGGATACGATTTCGATCCTGTCGGTATGAATAGTTACCGTAGGAATATGACGGCTGCTTGACGGTCGGATCTTTGTTATTGATGAAGGCATTCCAGCCATGCTGGAGCCTTTCCACAAACGTTGGCATTGGAATATGCCTCCTATCAATGCGTTTATCTTAAATATTTATCTTGGCTTTTCGCGTTGAAAACGATTTTCAGCAGCATTAAATATCCTTTGCTGCTTTGAACTTTTAAATGATTTAGGACCAACGGCAATCATTTCAGCCGCCGACGACAACTTTTCTTTGGCTCCAAATTTCTTTGAAAGAGCTTTTTGATTCAAATCATCAGCGATTCTCTGATTAGCAAGCCCAATATTGAAATGATAATCAGAAGAATCTCTTGATATGCGCTCTTCCAAAGACCCCTTAATCCTTTCGGATTCAGCATCAATTAATCTGCTAAACGCAATATTGTTTGCATTTTCGGCACGTGCTTCAAACATCCTGCCGACATCTGAGTAACTATCGATTAGCAATTGCGTTGTTTTCTGATTAATTTTATAAGCCCCATAACTAGCAAGAGCCGCTCCAGCGGCAATGGCGCCAACTGTAACGGCTGTTTTAATTACTTTCTTTTGCTTTTCAGAAAAACCTCGTCTTTTCTTTCCAGCAGTTGTCAAAGTCCCGTCTTTATTCTGAAAGCGTCTTACGCCCCACTTTTGGCCTAGAATGCCGTGGTGGTAAAGCTCATTAGTCATATAACACGCCCCCTTAATCATGAAGCATGCCGGAAATTATCGCTTCTCCATAAGACGAAGTATCACGATATCGGGCAATGATCTTTCCCGTAGAATCAAGTATTTGGGTATTATAATAATTATTGTATACTGTTTTAGCTGCTTTAGTTCCTTTGTAAATAGCTGCACCAACCTTAAAGCCGCCTTTTAAAACGGCTTTAGTAACTTTTCTTCCATGAGTAACATCATAAGCCATCAAGATGCCAACACCAACCCGTCCAAGACCTTTTGCCAAACGCTTTGCATCGGTTACTCGGTATGCTTTTTCTTTGCTCATGCCTCGGTTTCGACGTTTTGCTATCCGAACAGATTCTCGTCTACCGTATCGAATTTCATCTTCGACATCTGGCTGATACTTTCCTTTTAGAGCTTTTCTTCTTCCGGTTTCATAATCTCTTGTATACTTCGCCCTGGTATAATTATCTTTGGCTTCTACCGCTTTAGCTTCAACAGAGCCTCTGGCCATTGACCCGCCAATATTAACTGCCCAGTTTATTGCTGGGTTTCGTTTTGTGGCTAAATCAGCAAAGCGATACACGCCTCTCGCGCGGTTTGCTTTTCGAGAAGCAACTCTATAATCTCTTCGAGCTTTAAGATAGTCGCCACCGTGCTCGCCGTAGCGTTTTATACCGGCAGGAGTAAGAGTTCCATCCGGATTCTGATAACGCCTAACACCCCACTTTTGACCTTTAATTCCATGGTGCATCAAATACGTATTACTATAATACTCCATGGCTATCTCCGATCATCTACGTCTTGAGAACATTTCAAGAATATCTCGATCGCTTAAGCTAGAATTTGGATGCTCGCGCTTATAAGCATTTACCATATTTCTCTGAGCCTGCGTAACTGCATTACGAGCACTTGACGCTGCATTTCTAGCTCCTTGCGCTACGTTTCTTGCGGCGTTAAAGCCTCTATCGCCAAGAACTCTATATGCTCCGAGTTGCGCTTCAATTTGAGCCTTAGTGGCTGCATTACGCGCACGCGTTGAGACATTCCTCGCCGCTTTTCTTGCGCCCTGAGCCGCATTATCAGCACGTCCAAGAACTTCGTAACCTGCCTGACGAGCTCTATTCGATGCCGCACGTCCAACATCGCTCGCTCTCCCGGCAACATTTCCAGCAGTTCTCCTAGCCGCGGAAGCTGCATTTCTAGCTCCTTGCGCCACGTTTCTTGCGGCGTTAAAGCCTCTATCGCCAAGAACTCTATACGCTCCAAGCTGAGCTTCAATTTGAGCCTTAGTGGCTGCATTACGCGCACGCGTTGAGACATTCCTCGCCGCTTTTCTTGCGCCCTGAGCCGCATTATCAGCACGTCCAAGAACTTCGTAACCTGCCTGACGGGCTTTATTAGCGGCAGAACCAGCTACGTCACGTGCTTTATCAGCCGCAGCACCAGCTGCTTTTCTTGCACTTTGAGCTGCATTATCAGCAAGTCCAAGAGCCTCATAACCAGCCTGGCGGGCTTTATTAGCGGCAGAACCAGCTACGTCACGTGCTTTATCAGCCGCAGCACCAGCTGCTTTTCTTGCACTTTGAGCTGCATTATCAGCAAGTCCAAGAGCCTCATAACCAGCCTGACGGGCTTTATTAGCGGCAGAACCAGCT